CACCGCATAGGATGGGCTTCCCAGCGTTCCTCGTTACCATGCCATACCTCAGCAAGCCTATGGCACTTGGCACAGTATGGATCACTCTCGTACTCGCGATAATGCACTGTCTCCGTAGCCCTCCGCATCCGCAAGCCTTCGGCTTCGCCCTCAACGACCGTCTCAGGCTTACCCTCGTTAAAGGTAATAGTCCCAGTGTTAAACTGGCTCGGCTCCCTAGCGTGGGATATTAGACTGATAAGGTTCATCTCCAGCTCCCTTGTCCGTGGTAAAGCTCAAACCAAGCCTTGACAGGATACCCGCTGATCCCTGCAAGGCTAGCGTACAACTCGAACCGCTCTTGATCCTTAACCTCAGCCATCTCTGGCGATACTACGGCCCAGCGATCTTTTCCAAGCCATTCCTTGATATCCTCAACAGCATCGAACGACTTGCTTGGTGACTGGCTATAGTCAATTATAGTATGCATTGGCTTCCCTTCTGCTGGAGTTGGTAGTGTTAAACCGCGAAGTGGTAGAGCAATTCCTCTGCCCCGAATACCATTCGCTTCCCGCAGTACTCGCATTTGTAATTCCTTGCATCAGGCTCGCAGCCCTTCGCACTCTCTCCGCAAGCGATACAGAAGCCGGGGTTATCAAGCGTCTTCCTCCCCCGCTCTACAGCTTCTATTACCCTGTCAACCGTGATAGACTTATGTATCTTCATTTGGGTAGTCACTTACTGGAGTTGGCTGTGTTAGGGGCCTATTCCCCCGCAACGTCACCATCCTACGCCCGAATTGCGGCCGAATTGCGGCGCCGAAATCACTTCCGCGTGAATGCGATCGCATGTTGCACCGCGGTACGGAGTGGAGTTGGTAGTGCTATCACTCGGCATGGCCGGGGCCAGAGTTGGCAGTGTTAGGCGTGGGGCTGGAGTTGGCAGACGAGGCTCTATTCTACCCTCCATCTTACACCCTTTTTACCCCTTTGTCAACACCAATCGCACCCCCATGTACCCCCGATATCCCCTCGATACTACCCCGATTACCCCCCGATAGCCCGATTGGCGAAACCATAGCACCTGACTCCCCCGGAGTAGGTAGATGGCGTGTTCTCCCTGTCCTTGCCTCCCTACCCCTACCTGTTCCTTAGAGAGAGAGACTTGTAGAGAGGAAGCAAGGGGAAGGTCACATACCGATGGGAGATGGCACGATATAGGGCAGGTGGGGGAGGTAGGTGTGATGGTTCTGCCTATCGGTATATCGGGGGCTAATCGAGGGTTCATCGAGGAGCTATCGAGGGATGTGATGCGGCGGATTGTCGCAGGGGAAGTGTGGGAGTTGTAACATTTCGTGATTGGACTTTGGCCTCGGGCCGGCGCATTGTTGCGATACGGCCAGCGCATTCCGCGCAAATGGCCTACAGGAGCAAACCATGACGATCCATCAGATCAACGAACTTGAAGCCTTCAAGGCCCGCATTGCCGAACAGGACAAGATCATTGCGGCCCTCAAGGCGCAATCCGACCGCAAGATCACCTGCAAAGTCACTGAGAAGGGCGGGGTCTCCGTCTACGGCCTTGGCCGCTTCCCCGTTACCCTCTACGGCTCGCAGTGGGACAAGCTGGCCGCGAATATGAAGGGTGTGATGGGCTTCGTCGAGGCGAACCGCGCGTTGCTATCCACCAAGGACTAGTCTGGCATCCAGTATACCACGATCGCTTCCAACCACGGCCTCTCGGGCTCAGGCCCGGGGGGCCAAAATTTCGTTCGCGCGCGTGGCGCAATACTCCTCCCCGCAAGAACTGCGATTTTCGAAATGCCCATACCAGGCGCAAATCGGGGGAAAACGAAAGGCCCATACTCATCAGCGGACCGCGGAGAATGGGCTTGACTTTTTGGCCCGTAGGCCTCAAACTAGTAGGTAGGATGGAGAATTTTGCGCTGTGGAAATTGAGGGGTTTGTCGATATTACCGTGATCCGGCGCTGCGGAGTTTACCTCATGCTGTGGAAGGGTGAAGTCGTCTACGTTGGGCAGTCGATTAAGCTGCATAGCCGAGTGTCGAATCATATCCATGGACAAAGTAAGCGCCAGGTAAAACTGAGTGGAAGAACGATTCGGGGTGCAGTGTTCGATCGTATTCTAGTGATGCCCTGTGCACTAGCTGACCTTGATCGGGTTGAGAAGGAATTGATCGAGAAATACCAGCCAAAGCATAATATCAAACACAACCCAAAGCCAACGATGTCGCTGGACATGCTAATCGATCTGATGCCACTCTACCCGCTACTTCCCCCCGCCCCAGAACGGCGGGTTTCTTCCTGGAGACGATTGTGAAGCCTGAGTTGCACCGAGGAAAGATCGCCAGGCCGCCGCGGATTCTCGCGGTGCGGGTGCTTACGCGTGAGGATTTGGGTTGCCTTAAGACCGAGAAGCGAGTGGCACCGCGGGTGAAAAGCTTCCGCGATACTCATCATCGCCTGGCCCGGCTCTGCGCTGCGGGGCTCCGCAATGAGGAAATCCTGCGGATCACTGGCTACTCGTCTGTTCGGCTTTCCACGCTTAAGTTGGACCCGGCCTTCCAACAGTTGGTTGCAGAGTACCGAGGCAAGGTCGACTCGGCCTTCGTCCAGTCCCAGGACGAGTTCTACGAAACCTCGACCTCGAACATGATGCGCGCGGAACGCCAGGTCGAAGCCCATCTCGACGACTCCGACGACAAGGGCGAGTTGATCCCGATCAAGACCCTACTCGCGATCACCTCCGACCGCGCCGATCGCTTCGGCTACTCGAAGAAAACCATCAACACAAACATCAACCTCGACTTCGCAAAGCGAATGGAGCAAATGATGGCCGCGCGAGGCCAGGCTACCGTAATCGATGCCAAGGCAATCGCCCCCCAATCCCAGGCCTTGGCTTCGAGCCCTCAGGGGTCGCTCGACAGCATCAACGGTTGTTCGCAAAACAGTGCCCTTGATGTTTCTGGTCCGGCTCCTGAGGGACCCAAATCCGCCGCAGCTTCGGTTGGCTTCCGGCGGCGGATGTAGAGGAGGGAGAGATGCTCGATCGGATTTCCTGGCATGGCTCTCCGGTCTCTGAGCGCTCTCCCTCTTCGAACTGGCAGGAGCAACTGCTAGCCTGGCTTGCGGAGGTCCGCGATGATCCCCTTGCCTTCGTCCTAGGCGCCTTCCCTTGGGGCGAAGCCGGCACCCAACTCGAGGCCTACTCAGGCCCAATGCCCTGGGCTAAGGACCTGATGGAGCGAATCCGCTTGGGCCTCGTCACCGCAGACGAAGCAATTCAAGAAGCCATCGCTTCCGGTCATGGCATCGCAAAATCCACCACCGTGGCCCAGATCACCCTTTGGGCCTTCATGACCTTCCCAGACTGCCGCGGGGTCATAACCGCCAACACTGAGACCCAGCTGAAAACCAAAACCTGGGCCGAACTTGGTAAATGGTTCAACCTCTGTTGGTTCTCTCGCGAGTTCTTTACCCTAAACGCGACTTCCCTAGTCTCTAAAGACCCCGAACGCGAGCGAACCTGGCGGATCGATATGATCCCTTGGTCGAAAACCAACCCGCAAGCTTTCGCCGGTCTCCATAACAAAGGCAAGCGAATGCTGATGATCTTTGATGAAGCCTCGGAGATCGAAGATATCATCTGGGAGACCGCGGAGGGCGCGTTCTCAGATCGCGATACCCAGCTAATCTGGCTCGTCTGCGGAAACCCAACCCGCAACTTCGGCCGTTTCCGCGAGTGCTTCGATGGCGGTCAACACCATGCCTTTTGGCACTGTACCCAAATCGACTCCCGCACCGTCCCGATCTACAACCAAAAGCGCGCAGAGCGCCTGATCAAAACCTACGGCGAAGACTCCGACTACGTTCGCATCCGTATCCTTGGCCAGTTCCCACGGCAAGGCTTGATGGAGTTCTTCTCCGCAGCAGAAATCGACGCGGCAATGGCAGACGATCGTGAAGCCTACGTCGATGAACAGACACCGCTAGCAATGGGGGTCGACGTTGCACGCTACGGGCGCAACAACTCAGTTATCTTCCCGCGCAAGGGCCGCGATGCTCGAACGATCGAGAGAAAGGTCTTCAATGGCATCAATACTGTCGAACTGGCCAATTGGGTATTCGACTGCTGGACCCAATGGCATCCAGATGGCATCTTCATTGATGGCGGCGGAGTTGGCGGCGGCGTTGTTGATCAATGCCGCGCAAAGCACCTTCACGTATGGGAAATCCAGTTTGGTGCAAAAGATTCGATCACGGGCACTAACAATGACAACACTGGTGAGAAATACGCCAATATGCGAGCCGCAATGTACGGCGCCCTCCGCAGCTGGGTAAAGGGCGGGAAGCTTCCGAAGGATAATGACCTCCGCAATGCCATGCTAGCGATCCGCTATACCTTCAACAAGAACGACGAAATCCTCTTGGTCTCCAAAGAAGACCTTATGGACGAGAACCCGGGTCTGGTCCTCGACGACCTTGATGCGCTAGCACTGTCCTTCGGCGGTCCTCTGGCCCCACATGCAGGTGCTGGTCGCGAAGGACCTCCAGTGGAAATCCATCATACTGAATACAAACCCTTCGACCAGAAATACATGGAAACAGCATGACTCCCAAAGTCCCCCAACAAGTCCTCCCGCAGCTTCCAGCGAATGTGCCGCCACCGCCGGTTTTTGGCTCGGCTCCGCAAGGTACCAAGCCAGGCAAGAAGCCCACAACCCCATCCTTCCTTGGTTCCTCGGCCTTGCCATCTCCGGGTAACCTTGGCGGGAAGCAATTAATAGGCCAATGAAATGCCAACTGCTCCGACCCTCGCCCCAGATCAAATGGCTCAAGCCCAGACCACGGCCGGGATCAATCCAGCGAACTTCCTGATCGCCGCAGCCGACATGCACGGTTCGGGCCAACTCTCAGCCCCAGTCCCACAGGGCAAAGACCCTTTGGCCCCAGCCCTATCCAAGAAATCCTCTGGCCGAAAGATTCGGGTGGTCAAGTGATCGAAATCAGGCTCAAATGCAAATGCACTAATGGCGAAGTTGGGCTACAGGTCCGCGAGCGTTTCGAGAACGAGGACATCACTGACTACATGGAATACATTCAATACGTAATCAACATCTGGCACAGCGGACGCGGTTGCCCAGAGACCACACTCGAGTACGCCAAGCTCCCAGTAAGCGAAGACAACGGAGTCGGCCGTTGAGTACCCTCGTCACCCAACGCTTCTCTGGCCTTTACCAAGAACGGGTAACCGAGCAAGACCTACGCCTGCGCCAGTTCCAGCAATGTCGGCTCCTTGGCCTCCGCAACAACCGCTATTCCTGGTGGACCCACGCTCGCGAACTCGCCGACTTCATTCTCCCCCGGAGATACAAATGGCTAATAACACAGAACCAGCAAAATCGAGGGTCACCAATCAACCAACATATTCTCGATTCAACTGGGACCATTGCTGCACGGAACCTTGCTGCTGGGATGATGTCTGGTATAAGCTCCCCTACTCGACCGTGGTTCAAGCTCAAGATTGGGCGTTTAGATTCTACTCAAACGTCTCCCACTTCGCTTTGGCTCGCTGAATGCGAACGCCTGATGTACCTAATCTTTGCGGAGTCAAACTTCTACACCGCAATGGCGATCTTCTACTTCGACCTGATTGTCTTCGGCACCGCTGTTCTTCTGATCTACGAAGACTACGACACCGTTATCAATTGCATCAACCCAGCCTTCGGCGAATACTACGTCGACATCGACGGCCGTTACCGCCCAGTGATCTTCTATCGTGAGTTCACCTACACCATCGCCCAAACCGTAGACGAGTTTGGCTGGGAAGCTACCTCACCCATGGTCCGCCAGTTCTACGATCTCCAAGATGGCGCAAACCTCACGCGCGAGATCATTATCGCCCACGCAATCGAACCCAACACGGAGCCAGAGAAATATGGTATCCCTTCCCATTTCAAATATCGTGAGACTTACTGGGAGTGGGGCGGAGCGACTAATCCTCAGGGTGGGACCTCTGCACGTGGATATCTCCGCAAGCGCGGATTCAATGAACGTGCTGCTATTATTGGCCGGTGGGATTTGGTGGCTAACGACCCTTATGGTCGCTCCCCCGGGATGGATGCCCTGCCAGACATAAAGCAACTCCAACAAGAAACCCGTCGCAAGGCCCAAGGTATCGATAAGGGAATCAACCCTCCGCTAGTCGCCGACGTCCAACTCAAGAATCAACCCGCTTCCCTTCTCCCAGGCGGTATCACCTTCCTCCAAGGAATGATGTCAACCGGCAACGACGGAATGAAGCCCGCCTACGGAACCTGGAAACCCGACATCAAAGCCATCACCGAGGACCTAAACGAAGTCCGCGGCCGTATCAAGGAAACCTTCTTCAATTCCCTGTTCCAAGTCGCTTCGCAGTTCGAAACCCGATCCAACATCACTGCCGTCGAGTGGGACATGCGGAAGTCCGAGTCTTTGATGATGCTAACGCCAGTGATCGAACGGCTCCAGTCCGAAGTCCTTGCCCCGATCATCGATCGCGTTTGGGGAATAATGTCCCGTGCATCAGATGGTAAGGGCAATACGATCCTTCCTCGTCCCCCGCCCGAAGTTGCTGGCCGCGAACTTAACATCGAATACACTTCAATGCTAGCGATCTCCCAACGCGCAGCCCAGGCCGGCTCGATTGAGCGCATGCTCCAGATCGTTGGCCAACTTGGAGGCATCGACCCTGCGATCATCGATAACATCGACTTCGACATGGCCCTTGATCTCTATTCGAACCTGCTCAACAACGATCCGCGGATGATCCGCTCGCCGCAGCAACTTGCGATGATCCGCCAGCAGCGGGCTCAACAGCAGGCCCAAGCCCAGCAACTCCAATCCGCCGAAACCCTCACCAAGGCCGGAGCCAATGCTTCACAAATCGACGTTGGCGGTGGCCAGAACCTAGTGCAAAGGATGCTTGCAGGATGACAAATCAAGAACAGATTATTGCTACAATTAGCGGTTTGCTTGTAGAAGCTGAACAAGGTAAAATCACTGCCTTTGCCTATGCCGGTCTAAGACCCAAGAATCTTGGATTTCATGGCGTACGAGCAGAGGAATACTTGCGCTTGCAAGTTGAAACTAAATGCCTGCTTAACATGATAGAACAGAACCTTATTGTGGAGGCAACCAAACCTTATAGGAGAGTAGCGGGATGATCACATTAATCACAAGCCTATTCATCCTATTCGTTGGTTACTTGGTTATTCATCCAGAGGTAATCCCTAGGAGGTTCTGGCCATGACGAAGGTCTATGCTCCAGAACTCTACCCTCGCAAGCGCAACAAGCGCTATACGTCGCAACGGGACCAATTCCTCCACGAGAACAAAGGCATTGACCCGGCCTTACTTGCAGCCTCCCTTGGCCTCAGCGAGCGCTTCATCATCCACTACCAGCGCAAGCTTGGTGTCCGCCCACTAACTGGAAACGGCCGCTCATGACCTTCGATGGCTCAGATCGCAAACAAGTCCGCGCCCGCGAGAAGGAACTCAAGATCGCCGAGTCCAATCGCTTGGCCTACACTCGGCGGATCATGCAAGACGGCCCTGGGCGTAAGTGGATGTGTGACCTTCTCACCAAATGCCATATCTGGCAAACCGCCTTTGCCTCAGGCCAGCCAGACAACACCGCCTTCCGCCTCGGCGAGCAGAATCTAGGTCTCCAAATCTTCGCGGACGTAATCGCCGCAGCGCCACAAGAGTACGTTCTAATGATGCAGGAAGCCTTGACCAAGGAGCAAGTAGATGACCGACGTTACAGTGACGACCGACAATCCGCAGAGCCAACCGGGAACGACGAGAGCACCGGACGGGACGATGTTGAACCAGTCTCCAGCGAGTATGACCCCTACGCCAGAACAGACCACTGATGGTGAAAGCTTTCTGACGAAGGCTCCGGAAGCACCAAAAGCGCCTGAGCTAGAGCCGAAGTCCGAGGACAAGAAGCCTGATGCTGCCACAGCCCCTGAAAAGTATACCGACTTCAAACTCCCTGACG